CCATGAAGGTGATCCTACTGAGGCCGGCCGCAAAAAGTTATTGCATGAGATATTCCAATGGGGAATAGAGCGCCTGATAAACCAAGGATTACTGGTGGAGCGGGGCGTAAAAACGGAGAGAGATCTGGTCAGGCTCCTGAACGCCGTCGTCAACAGCCCCACCGTCGAAGCCGGCCTCAAGAATGTGCACCAGGTGATCACCGAGCTGGGCTATACCATCAGCACCTGGGTAGCTGAGCTCAAACAGGACCTCGAGGACGGGGCGAGGAGCAGCTGATGAGTTTCCTGCTCGAGCTGCCGCAGCTCCCCCGGGAGCTGAACCCCAATTACCGCGGCCACTGGACCGGCCGCTATAAGGCTTCAGTCCAGGCCAAGCATGACGCATTCTATGCCGCCAAGGAGATCCAGCTGCAGCATTTCAACTACCTGCAGATCCGGGTCCACATCTATGCACCGAACAACAACGTGCCGGATCCGGACAACGCCCTGGCCATGGCCAAGCCCTACATCGACGGCCTGGTCCTGGCCGGAGTAATTGATAACGACACCAAGGACCAGGTGGAATACCTGCCTATCCAGTACCATATCGCTGCCGGTGAAAAGCATCGGACAGTGTTCGAGGTCAATCCCAAACCCGTGGAGATCGAGGACCCGACTTAATATTACGATATTCGCAATTTTTCCCCTTAGCCGGAAACAGTTGCAAAAAACAGAAAATGACAGGGTTATTCGTAAATGGCATCAGGTATTAAAAGCATAACCGAGATGATGGGTGTCCGGGAGCCGGCGCCCAGCGATTACGACAAGGATGACGTGGTCGACTGGGGGCAGGCTCGTTTCTATATCCCGGAGACGCAAGCCCCGATCGTCCTGGCGCCCCACCAGGTGGCGCCGCTGCGCTACATATTCCGGCGCAACGAGGAGGGCCGGTTCCCATTCACCACGGTCCTTTGGTCCCAGCCCAAGAAGTCCGGCAAGACGACGATCTCCGGCCTGGTGGCGCGGTGGGCAGCCGAGACCTGGGGCCGGTTCGGTGAGGTCCTGTTCATGGGTAATGATGCCGAGCAGGCCAAGGAGCGGGGATACGCAGCGCTCAAGCAGAGCGTCGAGCTGGATCCACTCTATGTACCGAGCAAGGATCTCCTGCCGGGCCTGTGGCACGTGCTGACGGCCGTGGCCAACTGCTTAAAAACCGGCACCAAGTGCAAGGCCGTAGCTACTGACTATAAGGGTGAATCCGGAGCCAACCCGATCCTGACGATCTGGACCGAGCTCTGGGGGTTCACCGATAAGGCTGCCAAGCTGTTCTGGGCCGAGATGGCGCCCAGCCCGACCAGGCTCAATTCCATGCGCTGGATAGAGACCTATATGGGCTATGAGGGCGAGTCGGAGCTCCTGGAGCAGCTGTACGAGACATGCATCGACAACGGCCGCCAGCTCACCGCCGGCGAGCTCGGATCACAGCATGCTTTCGAGGAGGCCCCCAACCCGGACAGCCTGGTCCCGTGTTGGGTTAATGAGACTGCCCGGACCTTTGCTTACTACGACTCCGGAGAGATCGCCCGGCGCATGCCCTGGCAGCGGGGCCAGCGGGGCAAGGAGTATTATGATGGAGAACGAGCCACACAGACACCTAAACAGATGACCAGGCTCCATAAGAATATATGGGTGACAGCAGAATCCGAGCTGGTTCCGATCGAGATGTGGGATGCCTTGACCCAGCAGCCCGCACCAGATCAGCCGAACCCGGTCGCCCTGGTCCCTGGTGACAGGACTCCGCTGGTGATGGGTGTCGACGCAGCGGTGTCCGGTGACTGTTTCGGCCTGCAGGTCGTGAGCCGACACCCGGATCCGGAGCTGCATACAACCCACGTGCAGCTCCGGGTCACCAAACTATGGATACCACCCGGCGGTGGCAAAAAGATCGATTTCGCTCCTATCGAGACGTGGATCACTGATTTCTGCAGTAAGTATAACGTGGTCGAAATCGCCTATGATCCGTACCAGCTGCATCAGATGATGACCACACTGCAGAACAATAAGGTCGCCTGGTGCCGGCCATTTGGCCAGCAAAACGAGCGCCTCCAGGGAGACAAGCTCCTGGTCGACGTTATCACCCAGGGCCGGATCCAGCACGACGGCAACCAGGCCACCAGGGAGCACCTCCAGAACGCGAATGCCAAGCAGGCAAAGAATGAGGACACCAAACTGAGAATTGTAAAAAAGAGCGAGAGCCGCAAGATCGACCTGGTTGTCTCGCTCGCTATGGCGGTGAAAGAATGTCTGAGGTTGAATTTGTAGTCACCTGTGTCCATTACTGGCAGTGTGAGCCCCCGGATGATAGTGGATATACTTATGGTCGATGCAAGTTCTGCGGCACGGAGCGGGTATTCCCTCCGTCGATCCAGCTGGGGGAGCCGAAACGACAGACCAATTACAACCCGATCGGGACCAGGAGGGAGACGAAATATGATAAGAAACGGGACCAGATTGTCGCGGACTACCTGTCCCTGGGCTTCAACCGGACGATGGCCAAACACGGGATGGCTGCCTCGACCCTGGATGATAAACTCAGGCTCTGGAAAATCAAGACGGGCCCCAAAAAAAGGGGACCCAAACCAAAGAACGGAGGATAAGAATGGGAGAGATCATCAAAGTAAACCTGTGGCTGCATGATCCGGGAGTTCCCCAGATCCAGACATCCGGCCTCGAGTTCGATTTTGCCGGATCCCCGGAGGATGCCGTGAAAAAGATCAAGGAGCTGGAGGGCCTGTACTACGGCCAGGGAGATCCGGACGAGGAGTGACCTTGGTGCATCCAGAAATAGGGTGCTACAATAGAGTTGCATGTGGTGACCTCCACATTGCGAGGGCCCCGGGGCCACTGGTTATCCCGCCAGAAAGACAGGATGCGCGAATCCTCCTTGATTTTCCCCGGGGTCTTTCCTTTGCCGGAAATAGGCTTTGTTATAATTGCCTCATTGATTGACCGCCATAAATAGGAATAGCTAAACTATCATCAAAACCACTTGTATCCACTGCAGTCAATGGACGAGGGAGGAGCCATGACAGACAAATCCAGCGGAAAACTTAATGAAGCTCGAAATATAGTATACGGACAGGACGGCGATCGCGGTCCTTTTTACGTTCTCCAGGTGGACGACCAAGGACGCCTGCAGGTCGTTGATACCTCAGACGTGACGCCGCCTATGGAGGGCCAAGCCCCTGACGGTGTCACCGTTACCGCAGTCAGCGGTGAGGTCCTGGCAGCCAATCCCGACCGGGTGGCCGCTGTCCTGGTCAACGACTCCGACACGGAGATGTATCTGGCCATCGGCCACGCTGCTGTAGCCAATCAGGGGATCCGGCTCAATGCAGCCGGGGGATCCCTGGTGATCAGCAAATACGGGCCGCTATATTCCACCGAGGCAGTCAATGCCATCCTGGCAGCTGCCGGCAATAAGGAGATAGCGGTACAGGAGTTTGAATAATGGGTGCGACGGGAGTAATTGACAACCCATCTGCCGGCGGTGGAGCTATTGTGCCGGCGACCCTGGTCGTGGGGGCCTCAGACAGCCTGGATTCGCTCCGGGCCGATTATCAGTGTGGCGGCGACGCCGATCAGGTGACTATAGAGACCGCCCTGGGAGATCTGCCTGCAGGTGGTGGTATGATTGTCCTCCTCGAGGGGACCTATATCCTGACCGGCGACATCGATGTACCGGATGATGATATAACCATTGCCGGCATGGGCAAAGCGACCATCATCAAGGTCAAGGATAACCACAACACCGACATCAACTGTTTTCACCTGGCGAGCAGGGACCGCTGCGTGATCCGGGATCTGGTCCTGGACGGAAACGACGGTAATCAGACTGGCGGAGACCAGAACGGGATCAAGGATGAGACCGGCGGCGCATATAACATGTACGAGAACCTGATCGTCCATGATTTCAGGGATTACGGGATCGAGATAAACGGCGGATCATACTCCGAGATCAAGAGCTGCTCTTTCTATGACAATACCGATCGCAGCGTTACGATCCAGAACGGCTCCACCCACATCAGGGTGCACGATTGCCAAAGCCTCAGCGATACCAACTACGGTTTCCATGTGGACGATAGCCCTTACTGTGTGATCAGCTCCTGTATAGTAGATGCTGCCGGCACCGGCATATTTATCCAGAGCGGCACAACGCACCACTGCAGCGTCATCGGTAGCATCATAAAAGACTGCACATCACGGGGAATACTTATTCAGGAGAGCTATGCCGTTGTGTCCGGCTGCCAGTTCGAGGGCAATGCCGAAAGCCTGGAAATAGCCGATGGCGGCCAGATCATAGCGGACTGCGTATTTTATGGCGGCGATGTCGATGTGAATGCCGGCGACAATATAATAATCGGCTGCTCTTTCTACGATACCTCAGAGCTGCGGATAGACTCCGATGACAACGCGGTGCTGGGCTGCTTTTTTGATAGTGATAGCCTTTGCGTGGTCAATAAGAGCAACGTCGTGAATATAGGCAAAAGCAATGTTGGCCTGTCATGTGCCCAGCTGAGCGAGATCATATATGCCAAAAACACTACCGGCGGGGTTTTGTCGGCCGGTTCCGTGCTGGTTTATAAGGATGTGGCCGCTGGCGACGAGATCGAAACTACCACGACGGCAAGCGATGATAAGGTAGCAGGCATATTGATTAAGAATACCTCTATCGGGGCTTATGGCCCGGTGGTCCAGTGGGGCTATGTCGTGGATGCCAAAGTGGACGGCACCATCGATATCGCGGTGGGCGATCTACTGACCACGTTCACCGTTGCCGGGGTTATGCGGAAATGCGCCACCGGCGAGATCGCTATAGCCAGGGCGCTCGAGGTATATACCAATGACGACAGCAACGGCACCATAGATGTAATGGTAATCCAGCCAAGGACCATGCAATAAAATAAGGAGGATCCAGTGAGTTACGAAAAAACATTAGTAGGGTTGGGAGTCGTGAATTACGATGAACAG